ATTTGTAGTTGGATTTATGTGCGGACTCGTACCATATATCGTACACATGGGAGGGTGGTTGAGATGAACATTCAAAAGCTAAAGAGTAAGCTGGCAAATCTACCAGTTCCGCCTGTTGTTCAAGACCAAGAGCCAGACTTCATGTCATACGCTCATGAGCAAATGATGACTGAGGAACACAAGCGGGAATCAGACAAGCTAACAGAGGCAATGCTTCGGGATATAGGTGCTTTATGAAATCAGGACGATTAGATATAGACTTGGTTGATTTGGAGTCTGTAAAGATTGACGGGATTGACTATAAGGATTATCCAGATTTCTGCGATGCTTTTATAGCAAGCGCAAAGTACAATAACGGCGAGCCATTATCTAGCGATGATTGTGATGCCTTTATGAATGAGCATACTACTGTGTTCTATGAATTAGTATGGGAGAAGGCACATCATGAATGTTAATTTATATCAATTGGCAGTTTTGGAAAAGGCTTTAGAATTAGAGCTAAAAGGTCTTAAATCCAGAGGGCGTACAGCCTATTCAATTATTAAATCGGAATTCGGGTTCAAAGGCGGTAGAGAATCCGTGTTAAGTCAATTTAAAGATTATCGCCAAAACTTAATGAAGGAGGTTCTACATGAGCCAGAAGGGTAAAGTTATAGAGTTCGCACCTAAAGATGAAAGGTGGGATAAATTTAAGGGCGCTATAGATAAAATGATTGCGCGCGCAACAAGTCAAGATGAGCGTGATGATATTCTAGCAGTAATAGAAGTTTATCATGGACTCAAAACGGAAATGTTGGATATGTTAACAGAAGAGCAAGCTCGTAATCTGTGTTCAAGTGTTTGTATGAGCGTCATCACCGAACTTGAAGAGGAGGAGCATTATGACCCAGAAGGATAGACTTAGACGTTATCTAGTCAATAACCAATCAATAGACCCGTTACGTGCTTGGACAGATTTAGGTATATACAGGCTTTCAGCCGTAATTTATATACTAAGGCGCGAGGGTGTTGGTATAACTACAGAGAATAAAACTATACACAATAGATATGGTGAAAAATGTGTAGTTGCTAACTATATGCTTGATGATTATGTTCCATACTGATAGTGTGGTTGAGTTATACGATGAGTGGATGTGTGATTTTAGTAGGATAGACCAATCGCATCGACTGATAAAAATCTCAATCCTTAAATGTAGAACGGTTGACAAAATCGATACTATTGTCAAGAAGTTGACAGGCTCTAAAGATTACACGCTTGTCGATAAGCGAGAGAAACATGTTAATAAAAAACTAGGAGATATAAATGACTACTTCAAACAGAAACATTATGGAAGCTTTTGCCGAATTCAGGGGCAAGATTGACACGATAAAGAAAACGTCAAAAAACCCTTTTTTCGGCAGTAATTATGCTGATATTAACACAGTGATTGGCGCAATCAATCCAGTGCTAGATGAGGTTGGGTTGGTATATGTACAATCACCAACTGTATTAGATGGTTTTGATTATCTAAAAACCACGGTATATATGCAGGATAACCCAGACCAAAGCGTTGAATCAATGGTTAGGTTGATACTAACCAAGAATGACATGCAACAGTTAGGCTCTGCTATAACCTACGCGAGACGATATGCGTTAATTTCAATGTTCGGGCTTGAAACAGAAGATGATGATGGCAATATGGTTTCTGGCAAAGTTTCAAAAAAAGCGCCTAAAACAGAAAAAAAGCTGTATAATACAACACCTACACAACAACAAAATGCAAGAATTAACAAGGCATTTGAGTTGTTGGATAATGCTAAAGAAAGGGGAGATATTAACAAAGCAAAGACTATTTATTTTCAAGCAGAATCAGAAGGCATCACACAAATATGTGATAAAGCCATTAGCCTGTTCGGAGATGAATTATAAATTAACCTATCGCAATGGTTAGTCGGGGTGAACTTCTTTCATTTGAATCTCCGCACCTCGTTAGGTCTTATGCGGGATTGACTACCCTAAGTAGTCACTTTTAACTAAACAAAGGAGTTATTATGGTAGTAGAAGATTTTGAAGATGCTCTAAGGATTTTAAGCACGAAAGATATGAGGGGTAAATTTAGATTTTTTAATGAAGACTTTATTCTTAGGCTTTCGAACAAATTAGGTTGGACTGTAGCACACGCTCAAGCCAAGAGGGGCTGGACAACACAAGATGAAAGCATTGTGAGAATGGCAACAACCAAAGGCTATACAGTTGCACACGCTATGGCTTTCAGAGGTTATGTCTTTCGTTTTGAAAGAATTAACAAATTAGCTACTCTAGCTGGTTGGCTAGGTGTTAATGACAAGAGCGGGTTTCCGCCACCAATCACGGTGGAGAATATAGGAAGCCTCGTAACCAAGAACTATTTAGGAATTAAAAAACAAAGGAGAACAGATGTCGGATTATGATAATACAAATACAGCAATAGCTTTCGTTGATAACGGACTATTCAACAAAGCTGGCGTAGAAGCTAAAGGTAGTAAACCAATTCTAACTGTAAAGGTTAATTTTGACGGTGTTGATAAGGAAATCGGTTTATGGTTTTCAACTGATAAACAAACTGGTCAGTACAAAGTTACTCAGAACGGCAGTAAGATGCTAACTGGTCAAGTTAAAGACCCCTATGTTGCCCAAGCTGTTCAAGCGGTAAGCGCAACAGTTAATGACGAATTTGAAGATGACATCCCGTTTTAGAATATGAAAGCAACCCTCACAAGTTTAGAGAAAATAAAGCGCAACCCAAACAATCCGCGCGTCTTGAAAGATGAGAACTTAGATAAGCTAGTATCCTCTATTAAAGAGTTTCCACAAATGCTTGATATTAGACCAATCGTTGTTAATGACGATATGGTGGTATTAGGTGGCAATATGCGCCTAGTGGCTTGCAAAGAAGCAGGGTTAAAGAAAGTACCAGTAATCAAAGCTAGTAGTTTGACCGAAGAGCAACAAAGAGAATTCATTATCAAAGATAACGTAGGATTTGGTGAGTGGGATTGGGATTTATTATCTACCGAATGGGATACAGAAGCTCTTGACAAATGGGGGCTTAAAACTTGGGGTACATCTGAAATCGATTTAGATGATTTTTTTGAAGATGATACGACAGAGAAGCAAAATGCCAACAAGATTGTTTTAGAATACAACGATGAAGATTACACTCAAATCATTGAATTGTTTGCTAATCACGAAGGAACTAAAGAATCTATTGTTTTGAATCTGTTACAAACATGAAGATTTATCTAGCTATTAATAATCTTATTATGTTTACTCATGCTGAACCTAAAGAAATATACTGTCTATCTTCCTACCATTACTCACAGAAAGACAAAACCTTGACTTCTTATTTTCCTAAATGGAAAGACTTTATTCTTGATTCTGGGATATTTACTTATCTGAATGGCAAAGACGCTCGCGGGGTAGATTGGGAGAAATATGTAGACAACTATGCTGTTTATGTAAAAAAACACAACATTAAAAACTATGTTGAAGTGGACATTGATAAGATTGTTGGTTTAAAAGAAGTGGAGCGGTTGAGAGAGCGACTAGAAAAAAAAGTAGGCTGGCAATCAATGCCAGTTTGGCACTTAAATAGAGGATATGACAAGTGGCTAGAGATATGTCACGATTATAGCTATATCTGTTTTGGTGCATTTATAACCGATGGACTGAAAGAGAGTAAATATCATAAAATCCCTAAATTTATTGCTGATGCTAGAGCAAAAAAGTGTAATGTACACGGATTAGGCATGACTCACTTCAAATGGCTTAAATCGTTGAGGTTTCATTCGGTAGATAGTAGTTCATGGATTGGTGGAGTTAGATATGGAGCTGTATCTGTGTTTGATAAAGATAGAGTTAGAACTATCAAGAAACCAGAGAACAAGAAATTCACAAATTACAAACAAGTAGGTGAGCATAACTTAAGAGAGTGGACAAAATTCATAAACTATGCAGAACACAGATTATAATAACAAGGAGCGTCTTATGAGTAAAAGAATACCGATACACGGAAATATGAGTCGACCAGCAGACCCAGCTGATGCGATTCAAGAAGTTGAAAAAGGAAAGGTAGAGTGGACAGGAGGCGATTTAATAGTTTCTGTTTCGACTCAAGAGTTCACCTCTGTATGCCCAACAACAGGACAGCCAGACTTTAACACTATAACGATAATCTATAAGCCTGATAGGTTTTATGTAGAATCCAAAACTATGAAATTCTACCTATGGTCTTATCGTGAATATGGGGCGCATTGTGAAACTCTAGCTAAAAAGATAGCTGAAGACATATACTTAGCTATTGAGCCTTTAAGTATTGAAGTAATAGTGAATCAGTTTCCTAGAGGCGGACTAAAGATTATTTCAAACTTTAAAAAAGAGAGGTAATTATGAAAAAAGCACTAGTATTACTAAGCGGTGGTCAAGATAGTACAACGTGTTTGTATTGGGCGCTGAAGAATTTTGACCAAGTGCAAGCTATTGGCTTCGATTATGGTCAAATGCACTCTCAAGAACTAAAGCAAGCAAGAAAGATTGCTGATTTTGTTAATGTTGAGTATAAGATATTTAATATCAAAGGCTTGCTTGCTAGAAGCAGTTTAACTGAACACACTAATCACAACGATAAAAGCTACGTTGATAAAGATTTACCAGCCTCGTTTACCAGTGGGAGAAACATTTTGTTTCTAACTATAGCTGGTAGTTATTGTGCCGAGAAAGGAATAAACGATATTGTGACAGGGGTTTGTCAAACAGATTATTCTGGATACCCAGATTGCCGTAGAACCACCATCGACTCAATGCAGAACACTTTAAGTCTAGGTCTAGGAAACGGTGATTACAGAATACATACACCTTTGATGTATTTGGATAAAGCAGAAACTTGGGGATTGGCGTGTGACCTTAATTGTTTAGGTGTAATCGTCCATGATACTTTAACAGATTATGACGGTGATATGACACTCAACGAATGGGGTAGAGGTAAAGCCGACAACCCAGCAAGCAAGCTAAGAATGAAAGGTTATTATGAAGCCAAGGAGAGAGGATGGATTTAGTAACCGCATCTCGTTATCACGACATAAGCACAGGACACAGAGTATCCGGTCACGAAAACAAATGCGCCCATATTCACGGACATAACTATAGATTTCATTTTACTGTAGCTACCGATGAATTAGACTCTATAGGTAGAGTAATAGACTTCTCTGTGATTAAAGTAAAACTGTGTCAATGGCTTGAAGACAACTATGACCACAAGTTTCTAATGTGGGAGAACGACCCGTTGTTGGAAAAAATGATAGATATAGTACCTAAAGATATTGTTGTTACACCTTTCAATCCAACAGCCGAGAATATCGCTCAACATTTGGTTGAAGTTGTAGCACCTAAACAGCTAGATAAAACAGGCTGTAAACTAATTAAATGTGTAATAGACGAAACAAGGAAATGTTCAGCATCTTATGAAATTAAATATTAGTGAAATTTTTTACTCCTTACAAGGAGAAGGGTTAAGAATTGGTACGCCAACAGTATTCATCCGCTTACAAGGATGTAAAGCGAAACATGCTTGCTTTAAAAAAGGGATAGTTTGTGATACGGAGTTTGAATCTGGCAAAGAGTATCAACTTGAGCAACTGGTAGATTGGATTAAGCAAAACGCTCATGGTTGTAAAGAGATAACTTGGACAGGCGGAGAGCCAACCGACCAGCTAACAGATGAAATGATTAAGTTCTTCAAAGATAAAGGGTACTATCAAGCGATAGAAACAAGTGGCTTGAACCCAGTTCCTGATGGATTAGATTATGTAGCCCTATCTCCTAAAGTTGGAGAACACGTTATCAAGAAGAATTTTAAAAAGGTTGACGAACTTAAATATGTTAGACACTCAGGGCAAGAAATACCTCAACCAAGCATTGAGGCTGACCATTATTGGGTAAGCCCTCATTCTGATGGATTTCAAATCAATCGCGAAAATCTCAGACATTGTATAGACCTGTGTAAAGCCAATCCTAAATGGAAGCTATCTTTACAATCGCACAAAGTGTGGAGAGTGTTGTGAATCAGCGAATCATAACTTGGAAAGATATTAAAAGTCGAGTAAAAGAGTTAGGCTTAGATGATAATTCGAAGTACTACGGAGTTCCAAGAGGCGGTCAAGCCATAGCATCTTATTTGAACCCAGTAGACACCCCAGAAGAGGCAGATTTTATCATTGATGACCTAATCGACTCAGGAGCAACAAAAAACGCCTATATGAGCAAATATAACAAGCCATTCATTGGACTATATGATAAACAAGCAGAAGGTATTACAGATTGGTTGGAATTTCCATGGGAAAAAGATGGCGATAAAGAAGTTGAAGAAAACATGGCTCGTGTTATACAATACTTTGACGATGGAAATAGAGAGGGGCTAAAAGAAACTCCTAAAAGGTATGTTAAGTTTTTAAAAGAATTCTTATCCCCTGATGATTTTAACTTTACCACATTTGACGGTGAAGGCACAGATGAAATGATTGTGCAATGTAACATTCCTTTTTACTCTTTGTGTGAACATCACTTAGCACCTTTTTTTGGTGTAGCACACATTGCTTATATCCCAAGTGGTAGAATAGTAGGTTTATCAAAACTAGCAAGAACGGTTGAAAAGTACACAAGAAGACTTCAGAACCAAGAAAGAATAACAACTCAAGTTGCTGAAAGAATACAAAAAGAGTTAAACCCATTAGGGGTTGGTGTTGTTTTAAAGGCGCAACACCTATGTATGGCAATGAGAGGGGTAAAGAAACACGATGTATATACTACAACATCTAAGATGATTGGTGCATTTAAAGAGGATATGAATACTAGGCACGAATTCTTAAAACTTATCAAAACTTAACAAAAATGAAATTAACTGATAACGAATTTTGGAAAGTATTAAGAGAGAGCGCAGGTATCTATGCTAGAGCAGTTCGTTTGGCAAAAAAGGAATACAATGTAGACATTTCACGCATTGCTATCAGAGAAAGAGCATTAAAAGACCCTCACCAATTGAAAGACATTAGAGAAGAAAACATTGATATAGCAGAAGAAGGGATACATTCATTGATGCGCTCTAAAAACGAGTCTGTGCGATTTAAAGCTGTTCAACTATACTTAAAGACCATTGGTAAAGAAAGGGGTTATGTTGAAAGACAAGAGTTCGATGTTGATAGTGATATGAATTTCACTGTTGAGTTTATCATGCCTGAATGAATGTCAAAGTTCCTTTTGCTTTTAATTCCCTGTTTGAACCGAAACGATATAAGGTTTATTATGGTGGCAGGGGTGGTGGTAAGTCATGGGGGTTTGCTCTAGCTTTATTGGTTATTGGTGGTAACTCCAAGAAGAGAATTCTCTGCACCCGTGAGGTTCAAGGCTCAATAAGGGACTCTGTTCACAAACTTCTTTGCACTTGTATAGAGAACCATAA